CTCCACTTGCTAATGCCACCGTCAAAAGAAACGGTAACAGGAATTTTAGATTTTTCTTTGACATAACGAGACTTCTCTACATTGATAATAAAATTATAACCAGTGATTTCAGTGCCATCTTTCTCTTGCTGACGGCCAATGATAAAGATATTATCGGCAGAATAATAAGAACCTGTACCACCACCAACGATTGCTTTGGGGAACATTCCAATTTCCATGTATGTGTGATTAACAACAATCAAAGGAATATCTTTCATTGATAGGTGTGGTGTCACCATTCTAAACAATGATTTAATTTGTTTGGCTCTTGACATATCTGCTACAGACTTTTCAGCCAAAGCATCTTCAACTTCTTTCTTTGATGCCAAATTACCAATTGAATCGATAATGATGATTAGTTTATCACCACGTTCAAGTTGGGTTAACTGTGTCATCACATCGAACTTGAGCTGTTCAATATCAGTAAGCGGAGTGTGAAGCACCCTATTAGTGTCAATGCCAAAAGAGTCAAAATAGGATTGAGGAGTACCAAACTCAGAATCATAAAAAAGTAAAGCAGCGTCTTCATATTTGTCCAGATAAGATTTGGCCATCAATAAAGAAAATGCAGTCTTAAAGTGTTTGGATGGACCTGCCCACATTGTAAGACCTGGTGTTAGACCACCATCTAATTTACCCGATAGTGCCACGTTTACGATTGGCACCGCTGTTGGTATCATGTCTTTGTCATTAAAGAATTTTGATTTCGCTAGGATAGCAGACTCTTTGATACTGCTGTTCTTTTTAATTTTGTCAAGAATACTCATATTGTTCCTTTTAACTGAAGAAGTCTTCCAAAGAATTTGTCTTTTCAACTTTCCATTTCATACAATCCAAAATTACTTTGATGGGTTCCAGAAATGTTTTGTTGAATTGTAAATCATAGTCAACGTATTTGTCAAGCCCAAACTCGACAGGTAACCGAGATGGGTAAGATATCACCGTGTCTTTGAAGTGATTTGGTAACTTTAGATAGGTGAACTTAATCTTTTCACCTTCTTGTATCAACGGATACTTTTTAGTAAGACCTAACTCTCGCAAATTGTGGTTGTATAGAATAGCACCTTTTACATGAATTGGTGTTCCTTTTTTATATAGTGTAACAGGATCAGAGTAAGTGGCCAAGCCATTCATGCCACGAGGGAAAGAGATATCTTCTGGTGGAAGATTACTGAAGTCTTTCCTAAACTTGGCAATGAAGTCTTGAATGTCTTGTTCTGTACCTGTCATCATCAACTTAATTGATTCTTTCATTTTATCACGAACTGCTGATGGTGTTGAGGACTTAATCATCTCAAGACCCATGACCTTCATTTGTGGTTCGTTATACTGTACACCCTCATTGTTATACACATTAAGAATGTATCGTTTCTTGGCAGTCCACACACCTTTGTTGGACAATGCCTCACGTTTCATTTGCATCTTTTGAGCATACGCATGGACATACTCAGCCAATTCCTGATAACTTTTATCAATAAAAGGTTGAATTTTATCCTCACAAATCCGATCCATGAAATGTATGACCTTGTTTGTATCCCTATGTTTATCATTGATAAACTTATTGACCAACTCTCCAAGACGGAGATAGATAGAGTCAGTATCGCTCGCAATAACGTAGTCCACATCTTTTGTATCCAATAACTTATTCATGTAACCATTAATCTTGGCTTCTATCCAACGAATGGATAACTGGCCAGCAGTAGTGACACCAAGTGCCATACGCAAATCGTAGAAACGAAAGTACTGACTACCCAAAGCACCATAAGCACTATTAAGTGATACTTTCTTTGCGAGTTGTAGATTGTTGTATCTAGCAATTCGCTTTTCGATTTCATATAATTTAGAGCTGTCTCTCTCATTTTCATACTCTTGTTTGGCTTGCAGATACAACTTCTTGAATTTCTTCCTGTCTTCATACATTTCTTCCATCATCTCTGGTAAGAAACCTTTTTTATCAGACCTGAAGAACTGTCCGTTCGGTGTCAGAGTACAACCAGTCAAATTTGACGTATCAACCTGTTTAAGCAACAATTTATCGACTGTTATGCCTTGTGATAACACTTGTCTCATTTCAGGTGTATAGTCTTCAGGTTCAATTAGAGTCTCAGGACTAATATTGTATTGCATCATCAAGTGAGGATACAAACTGTTCAAATCAAACGAGGCAACCCAATCATGTAGACCAACTTGTGGTTCTTTCACATATGCACCTTCAAAGGCTGCATTTTTGTCTTTGATGATTCTTGGTGGCACAATGATGTTTTTGTTCAACAGATAGGAATATGTCAAAGCGTCCCACATACGAGTCTGTGCAAACACATCATCATAATTAGATTTGGTATCATACGCCAAAGTCAAAGCCAATTCAATCAACTTCAACTTGTCTTCTAGTTTAATAATCAACGCAACGTCTTTGATGTTATATTCAATAAACTTTTGGTGATTTAACCGATACAGAGCATGTAGATTATCAAACTCATCATAAGAGATTTTACCTTCATTCAACTCTACTTGAGCAATGGCATCCAAACGATAAGACTCTTGCGACTTACCGCCAGGAGCATACCATTTGTACAATTCAATATAATCTAGTGCACCGATACCGACCAAATCATAGGCAATCATTGGCTTGCCGTTGATGACCGTCTTGCGTTCAAAGATATAACCCCAAGGTGACAATTTCTTGGCATCTCTCTCACCTAGAATCTTACGAAACCGATTAACAAGATATGGTATATCAAAGAACTTAGTATTCCAACCAGTCACAACATCAGGACATTGGTCAACCCAAAGCTTCATGAATTTACTACAAAGAGTCCATTCATCCTTGCACTTGACATATAACTCATCACCTTGTGTCTCATAATCACCACAGGCAAAGACCCATGTTTTACCATTCAAAAACGTAATACAAATAGCAGTAATCGGTTCGTTGGCTTCGTATGGATCAGGGAAACCATTCTCAGAACCGACCTCAATATCGATGATTGCTATCGATACATGGTCTTGGTCCCACTCAACCATCTCAGGATGTTCGTCTGCAATATAAGCATACTCGAACCTTTCTTGACCGTAAACAGTAGGAGCACCAGGTATTGGGTCACCATGACTATCTTTGAATGATTTAACAAACTCTCTCGCCTCAGAAATACTATCGAATTTCCGAGGTCTAAGAGGTACACCGTCTAGTGATTTATAAAGACTTTTGCCACTTTTATCGGCAAGGTAAAGTGAAGGAGAGTAACCGATTTTATCTTTTACACGTTGGCCGTTTTGAACGCCACGATATAAAATCTGGTTACCAATAGATTGGACATTGGTATAGAATGTTGTCATTAACCTGTGATGATTTGTTGTGTTGGAGGAAGAACGATGCCGGAACCAAAGACTTGATTGTAATTTGATACAAAGTCTTCAGCTGGTGTATAAGAGTATACTACATGTTTCTTACTCAAGGCAATGGTTGAACCAGTCTTTTGTTCACCGTGGAGTGGAAATGGTGAGAATCCAACGTTAGGCATACCATCTTTACCACGTACAATTGTGATGCCGACTGGGTTTTCAATCACAAATTCTGTCTCCGATTCACTTTCCAACTCACCCAAGAGGTCTTCACCAGTAACCAATTTTAACGCCAAAACTTTCATAATGTTCTCCACATAAATAATAATATAACATTATATATGAATTCGTTTAGGACCACAAGCCGTCCTTGTCATCTTTGCCATTAAAATAGTAATCAAGCAAAGGGACAAATGGATCCAATTACGCTGTTTGCTTTAGCAAACGGAGCAGTTGCTGCTGTCAAAAAAGGATGTCAACTATACAAAGACATTAAAGGTGCCGCTGGGGATGTGAAAGCAGTCCTCAAGGATCTTGACGAGCAATTCCATGCCAACCATCCGCCTGATAAACCCGCTACAACTACACAACGCAATGCTTACATTGAGGAAAAGAATCGTGTAATCGAACTCAATAAAAAGCAAGGTGAAACTGCCGGTATTTACCAAGAGTTGGCTAATTACCTTGGCGACTTCTTTGACAACATGAACAAGTGTATGGCTGTCATTGAAGAAGAAGAACGTAAGAACCGTGAAGAAATCTACGAAGGTGAAGAAAGTTTAGGACGCAGAGCCCTACAACTTGTCATAATGAAAAAGCAGTTAGAACAAATGACGATTGAACTACGTGAGATGATGATTTACAATTCTCCTCCAGAACTCGGTGCATTATGGACCGATGTTAGTGAAATGATGAAGGAGATGGGTGGACAACAGAAAGTTCTCCTAACCAGAAAATTACAAGCCGATGCTAGAGCAGCAGCAAGAAGAAAAGCCAGACTTAAAATGTATATGGAAGAACTGAGCTATGCTGGAATTATATTCGTTATTGGCATTACAGTAACCCTATTAATGGCCTGGGTATCACACGATAGGCATCAACGCTGGCCAGAATTGGATTCAGATAAAATACATGCCGCTCAGGCCGAACGTAAACGTATCCGTTTGTTGGAATTACAACAGATGGATGAAGAAATAAAGAGACAAGATGAAGAATACAGACGACAATCAGAATGATGAAGCTGTTGAGACTCAATCCTTTTCGGATTTTTTCCTAGAATTACCATTTAAAATTATAATGGTAACAATTTTTGCCGTATGGTTAGTTGGAATAGCCATTGCCTTTCTTGTAGTAAAGATAGTAAAATAAATATGTCTACTATAACTGAGGAGTACCTAAATTGTTACGCATTGTTTTTTCTATATTATGTTTATTCTCCCTACTTTTTAATCTCGGAAATGTCCAAGCGCAACCAATTACCGCAAAATCGTGGTTAATTACAAATGAGGACACAAATACAGTCCTTGATGCAGCCAATGAGGATAGAATACAACCAATTGCTAGTATTAGTAAACTGATTGTATCTATGGTTGTTTTGGATGCCAAACAGGATTTGGATGAAATAGTACCACTTAGTACTAAAATCAGAGATGCTTTGCCATCACAATTATCAAGAAGAACTCTATTAGAATTGGCCTT